AGGCAACCAACCTAATAACTCGTTCGGTTTAGCTAAAAATTCGTAGACCCAGCAATGTATATCCTTCTCAATCTTCGATAATGACATCCTCTAGTACTCCGTCCCTATTTACCCTTACGCTATGAGAGAAACCTTTTTTCTCAGGTTTATGCTCTGTCATAGCTTTAGAAAACTCAGGACTGATGTACCCTTGATCTTCTAGCTGTTGATTATTTTGTATCACTAATGCTATGCGTTTAGCATAACTATGAGGATCAGCTATGTATTGGTAAGACTCTAAGTTACCTTTTGAATCGTAACCTGTTTCTTTATAACCTTCCTCTGTAACTTCAAATTTATAATATGTCATAAGTACTCCTCAATTTAGTGGCGAGGGTTGGGTACGCACCTGCTTTTAGCCCTCATTAAGTGTGCGTGTAGCTACTATACCCTCACACACCACTAATTTTTTATTATTAATAAAGTATAGCTAAGATGTATTATCATCACTAGCATTTTTCTTAATTATGGTTTCTTCTTCAATCTCTTCTGGTTCTACTTCTATTACTTTACCAGCAGGCAGTATACCACCTGTATCATAATAAAGTTGTTTCATACGTTCTAACACCTCTTCTTTTGACATGGTATCTACTCTGTTTACAGTAAGTTCACTTCTGTTCACGTATAGACCTGCAGCTTTACCACGAGCCACTTCTGCTGTTACTGCTGCAGAGAAAGCGTTATTACGCATAGCACCATCACGAATATCTTTTAAATCTTTTAAGTGAGTACCTAAACTTAATTCTGCTTTTTCAGCAGCTTTTTCTTGTAACTCACTTATTCTTTTTTGAACCATTGGGTTGTCTTTACTCGTTAGCACTGTACCAGCTTTCCCTGCGTTCTTCTCACTGTATCCAGCTTGTTTCGCAGCATCTTTTTTACTCATGCCTTTAGCGACATTTTGAGCAAACTTTTCTTGTTTTGGTGTTAGCTTATCCGCCATACTCTAAAGTGAAATATTCCGTCTTCTTTTAATTTACGAGTAGTAAACTTCTTGTCGTTCCTTCTAGAGTATTGACTTAAAGCTACCCTCATTTTTTGAGCAAGCACTGGTTCAAATAACACGGAGAAACTATCACCGACTTCCATCAAATGATAATTATACTTGTTATTTCTCGGACCGTCATAATTTTCTGGTATGGGTACGTTCTTTTCAAAGTTCATTTATACCTCAGCTATGTCAAGTTTTTCCCAACTATTCCAATCAACATCTATAATAGTTCTCTCAGGACCTGATCCTGGAATATAGATAGATGCCCTAATGTGTGGAGCCACTCTCTCACCTTGTGCATGTTCATGTATCATCAAAGGACTCATAGGAAACTTGACATCGTTAATATCCATGTCTAGTTTATCTAGCTCTTTGACTAAAAAAGGTCTTAACTTAGTTTCATCGAGTTGACGATTGTACTCGTTCTCTCTACCTTTTTTGATTATATTTTGTAGCTCTTTATAAGAAGCCATCTTACTTTTTAGAGACATTGCTCTAGCCATATCACACCTCTTCTGCGAATTTAGATTTTACGTCATACTTTATATCACCTAGTTTTAGATCACTGTGTTTTTCTAACAACTCAGCGACTGTCAGTTCACCAGTGTAATAAAGTTGCCTAGTTTTGTTTTTGTCAGACGAAGGTACTTTATCAGTAGCTTTTACCTTGCTCTCCATATTAATGCTTGACACACGGACCACTTTCTTCTGCACAGGTTTCCTAAACGTAGGTTTCTTTACTACGTTCGAGTGAAACGCTACAGAGTGAGGGTCTATGTCAGAGTCATTAGGTTCTTGAGCCATAGGTAGAAGGCGATTCCAAAGTTTTTTACAAGCATCTTGTTTATCTTTGTACTTAAATTTTTTCAATTTATGGCACTCGATAATTTTATCTAGATGTTCCACAGTAAACCATGAAGGATAAGCAAATTTATAAGGGTCACCTAATATAAGTGAGCCACCCCTAATCCTGCCTGACTTAACACTGTTCACACGTATTACTCTTTTATAAGTAGTACCCTGTGGTGTATCTAAGACAAATACGATAGCTTCTTCATCTAACATAATAACATTTTATAGTAAGTTAATGATATATAAGAATAAGTTAAAAGTAAAGGAAGTTCCTAGTGAAGATTAGCACCTTCACTTCTGAACTCAGATCCGAAGTGATAACTGATTGCTAAATCAATAGCAGACAGCATAACTTCTCTCAAGTTTTCTTCATCCATCTCATATCCAGGAGGAACTACTTCTTGAAAATAATTCATAGCTGATTGAACTGCAGCAAATAAAAATGCAGCAGGCACCACACTATCTGGTGCTTCCATATTTTCTGATATATGTTTTGACTCTTCGACAAGACGTCGAGCTATCTCTTCAGTTAGCTCGGACATCTCGTCGAAAGTCATAGCCATTATGCTGCCTTCGCATACTCCACGGCTTTAGATATAGCTTTCTGCTTCAGTGAAGCACGGTTACCGAACCACGCATTATGTAATGCTGCGTCACGGTCATGACCCCACTTATGATCAACTATAAACGTAACAGCATTAGCAGCACCCCACCAAGTACCTTTAGAGGACTTGAGGTTAGCTCCAGGCTGTTCTTCCAACGCTTGGTGTACCATTGCTGGTATACGTTTAAACTCATCAACCATTGATTGACGTGTTGCTATAGCTTTTATATCACTCATTTTCTCAATATTCTTTTGTTGTTCCAACAGCTCAGGTTGGAATAACTCAGATATATATGATACTACGTTTTGTGACGTATAGTTCTTAGAGCTTAAGAACTCGGCAGACTCTTTAAAGTCTTTCATACGATCACTAGCGATACCTAGTGCTTCTTCAGCAGACCTAAATACCTCAGTATCAAGAGCCTTTAAGTGAGGCATCTTGAATGAAGGTCTAGTCTTATCAGCTAAAGCATAGGTAAGAGTGTTGTTACAGACAACCCTAATAGGTGTAAACCTAATCTCGTTCGACTTGCCCCACTTATGAGAAACAGACACTAGTAAATAACCTAGTACTCTGTCGTCTCCAGGAAGCGTAAAACCATCATTGATTTTAGCCAAGCCCCAGACTTGTTCACCGCCTTTTAAGGCACCAGCTGTATCCATCGACATATCACCGACACTTGTAAATTTCTCAAAGAATTTAAAAGCGTCAGCGTTTTGAGATGGTACAAACTTTGGACCACACGGACCAAAGGTTTTGTTATCACTATCTCTTACTAAAACGTAATAATCATTAACAGGAATAACCTCGTTACTGTTTTCTACGTTCGGCTCAGAGTGTGTGAATAAATGCCTTTTACTAACTGTCCAGTCAAGTCCAGCAGCAACAAGCATCTCATCAGGCGTAAGGTTATCTTCAACCTTAACACCTAATCCATGCCAGGGAAGCTCCCCAGCATAAGCCATCGTTTCTACGGCATGAGCCATAATTACCTCCTTCTAATAAAAGTTAAAAGTTACACCTAATATATATTAATGACTAAGAGATAATAGCATGTTCTTTAAGAACAGTAACAAGTAGTTCAAGCCATTGATCAAAACTCATTACGCATTTTATGTCTGAATTTTTATACTTATTATTAATATAAGTAATAGGTACGACAACTCGTATAGGTTGCCTGTCAAACTTATATATAAGTACAGGTATTTGATCTTCAGCTGATTTTTCTACTTGACTCCACCACGCATCTTTATACCAACTCCCTTCTTTATATCTTTTACATTCTATAACATGTAAGGGTATAGTCAGATCCCCTTTATCTTTTTCTTGATATTGTTCAAGGTTTCTTTTACAAACATAATCAATGTTATGCTCACTAAGCAAAGCGTTAAGTTTTTTAGCTATATCACGTTCAAATGATGCCCCTTTATTCCTCACGTTGATCATCTATCATATCCCTCTTTTGTCTTGGCATGTAACCTAAAGCCCAACAATTTATCACTATTAATTTTTTCTGTGTATCTGTATAACTGTTCCAATCTCTTATTTGATCAGCTGTGCGACCGCAACCTTTACAGACAGCGGTGCCCCATTGAGTTACTGAACAAGTGCCTACACATGGAGAACTAGCCAAGCTCGTTGTTCGATGTAGAGATCTTTGAACCATTTTTACTTTTTATAAGTCTTATACCATTTTCTCTAAGCCAACCCCTTAATACATCATTATGCATATCAGGATATTTATCTTTGACTTTTTTACAGACCTCATTATAAACTTTTAATCCTTTGTAGTAATCACTATGTCCTAGCTTACACATACGAACTATCTGCCACACTCTTTGTTTAGTTAGATTATACTTCATACCTATTTCCTCTAAAGTAGCGTCTGAGTTTTTATATAACATGTAAATAGAAAAATACATTCTTTTCTTATCATATCTTGTCATTGCCATGCTGGTCCCTCCATAAAAGCAACTAGACATTTTCTAGTACCTTTAGTCACAGGTTGGACACCATGAAGCAAGAAAGAAGGAAAAACAAACGCCATACCTTTTTGTCTTAGAGCTTCCTTATCAGGATGTTCAAAAGCATTATCATAAAAAACAAAGTCCCCACCTTCATATTCATCTGAGTTTGATAATTGTATCGTCATACTGAGTTTTCTGTCATGCGGGTCACCATTTGAACCCAAACTAGAATCTCTGTGCTCACGGTAAAAACCTTTATCATCTCCATGATATTCACCATAAAACATTTCAAATATTTTAGTTATATCTACGCCAAAACATCTTCTATTAGCTTCTTCAAATATTTCTGTACAAAGAGTATGTATTTTTTTAGTTTCCTCAAAATTAATTGGTAACCAACGTTGTTTGACTCTTCTTACTTCCATGTCCACATTAGGCAGTTGAATACCAGGCAAACCGCCCACAGCACCATCAGTTTCTTCGTAATTAAGAGCAATCTTTTTTATATCATCAGTTATCATATCTGGTAATGATTGAGGAAGCATGTAATACGGTTGTTTCATTTTTGATCTATAATTTTTTGCCTTAACGCACTACTTGAATAACTGTGTTTTCTAGAATTATAATAGATATCTTTGTGGGCAAACTCAGTCCTACCAGTAAATATTTTATTTCTATATTCTTCACCTATTATTCTCACGTCCCATTTAGTAGTTGCCAATATATTTAATAAATCTCTTTCAGACTCATAGCAGATAATCTCATCAACATATTTACAACCTTTTAATTGAATTTGTCTTTCTATCAAACTTTGTATAGGTTTATTTTTATTATTTCTTTCTAAACTAGGGTCAATATGTAGTCCTACAATTAAGTAGTCACAGTTTTGTTTAGCTTCAGCTAACATAGAAACATGACCAGCGTGTAATAAATCAAAAGCACTAAAAGTAATACCTATCTTCATTTAAAATACTCCTTATAGTTTTCTATCTCACCCCAGCTTTTACCTATCTCAGCATCTACCTTATTAGGCACATTGATTTTTACACAGTCTCTCATAACTTCTATGACTTTTTCACATTCCTGTTTATCTTTTACAGATATGTTTAATTCATCATGCACTTGAGTATGTGCTAATATACCTTCGTTATGTAGATCTAACATAGCTTTCTTAGTCATATCAGCAGCAGACCCTTGTATAAGTCGATTCATAGCTTTATATGTAAACGCCCTTTTAACGCCCTTTCCATACGTTTCGACCGCTTTTTCGTAAGGGTATGGGGTATCCCTATACGACATAGGTTCGTAAAGGTTAAAGCGACATTTACGTCCTAGGATTGTCTTTATAAAACCTCTGTTTGACCCTAACCTCGCACAAGTATCTCGTAGACCACGGATAAAAGGTACTCTTTCATGATACTGATCAAAAAGTATTTGACCTTCTTCTTCACTAATACCTAATTGACGTATGAGTTTATCTTTACCCATACCATAGCTTAAACCTAAATTTATATTCTTAGCTTCCTTACGACTTATATTAGCCATATCTGCAACTATTTGATGAAAGTCTGCATCATCTGTATATGCCTCTGCTGCTTCTTGTGCTCCCTCTTGTTTAGTAAGTAATGAGTAATGTACTGTAAGTCTAGGCTCTTGTTGAGAGTAATCAAAACAACCCCAGTGACAGTCTTCTTCTGGTATAAATAAACTTCTTATCAAACTACCTATTTCAGGATCTCTAGCAGGCACTTGCTGTAAGTTAGGGTTACTACAACTAAACCTACCTGTAACCGTACCACCTTCGTCAGAGCGTAAAGGATGTAGTTCACCGTGTACTCTACCGTCTACTTCATGGTCTAAAATCATTTTATCTATGAATGTAGTTCTAGCTTTATTAAATTTTCTAGCTTGTGCTATAGCTAATGGTAATTTATGATCATGCGACTCAAGCCATGCAGAAGTAAAACTAGGAGCATTGAGTTTAGGTGACCTAGGATATTCTAAACCAGCTCTATCAAATACTTGTGCTACTGATGCTGCTGCCCATAAATCAGGTGTAATTCCGTACCAGTTTTTTATTTGACTTAATAATTTATCTTCTTTATTTTTTAATTCTTTACCGACTTGCTCTGCTCTATCTAAATCTACTCTTACACCACGTCTTCTCATCTCTATCAATACTCTTATCAAAGATGATTCTAATTTATATATTTCACCTACTTCTTCTTCATTTATCTTTTGTTTTAAAGTTTGCCATAACCTATAAGTAAGGTCAGCGTCTTGCTCGCCATACATCCCTACATACTTAGGCTCTAATTTATACATCTCTGACTTAGGGTTTAGCCCGAATGCTTCTGCTGCTTCTACTAAAAGTTTTTCATCTTTCACTTCGTTCATAAATCTTTCACCTAAACTATTAAGAGAAAAACTTCTATCGTTTTCATTTATCAAAGGTGCAGCAATCATAGTGTCTTGTATAGTACCATTAACAGTAAAGCCCTCGTAAGTAAGCCACCCTAAATCATATTGTGCGTTATGAAATACTTTATCGTTATCATGCTCTAACTGTTTAGCTAACCATTTATAGACTACTCCTCTATCTAAATTAGCCCCATAATGATGAGCCACAGGGAAATAACCTTTCCAACCTTCTGTAGCTATACCCACTCCAATTATTTCTCCTTGTTTACAAGCCCAGCTCGGACCATGAGTCATAAGTAATGGGTCTCTAGTTTCTAAATCAATAGCTATCTCTTTAGCTTGTGTTAAGTCAGGGAAACTATCTGGTGGTGTCCAGTCTGATTCAGGGGCAAAAAAACTTTTTTGATCCATTACTTACTGATATACTCCTTTCGGTTAGTCATGTGACCTTCTACTAGTAACAAGTATCTCCTTAAATCCTGTATATCATCTAATATACCTGTAGAACTAGGGTCATCTGCTATAGTTTTAAATATATCGTAGCCGTTCTTTTTACACTGATTTTCTATCCTATCAAACTTTCTAGCTAACATCATAAATGCACCAACACCGCCACGTGAACGCCAACTATCGCCATAACTTACTTGTGCTTCTTCTAGTTTTTCTACATCAGTGTGTGCTAGTAATTTTATTAAATTAAAATTTGATCCTTTCATAATTAATACTCCTCATATTTTTCTCTACACATATTTTGCTTACCGAAATAGCACCACTTACACTTCCATTTAGAAGGTTTAGCAGGAAACTCTGTAGCTTCTGTCATTTCTACGGCTCTTATGTGTATCTTATCTCTTTTAATATTTATACTCTCTTGAGTATAGATGTATCTATCAATCTTACCATGATCTAAATACCACATCTCTGTAATAATTTTTTCTAGTTCAGGGTATCTTTTTAGGGCTATACCACCATACAGCTCACACTGTTCTTTATGAGCTTCTTGATTACCTTCATACCTACCTGTTTTAAAATCTATAACTCTAGCTTCTGTAGAATTACCTTCATCATACACGAAAGCATCTACTTTAGCCCTGCCCCAAGTATCGTTATCAAACCAACCTGTTTGATCCCACTCTTTAGTGATAGCCCAGTCACTCTCACAAGTTACTTGCCCAAGCTCATGTAGTTCTTTTAATTTTACAAACGCTTCTTCAAACTCTTTTAACTCTTTAGGTAATTCATCAAACCTGCCACGGATATATTCTTCACACAGTTTATGCATATCCTTACCACGATCCATAGCAGGACTTCCAGGTTCTTTTATCTTTTTTATAAATTTAAATTCAGCTTGTTTGGGA